ATGCCTGAAAAAGACCGCTACATGTTCTCCCACTTATACAGTGACAAGGAAGCTGCAAATGATGGTGGTATTACTACCAACACGTTAGATGAAAAGAATATTCTTACTGCTTTTGATAATATGATGCTTGATTTTGATGAAGCACGTATTCCATCAACCAACCGTATTCTTTATGTAACACCTAAGACTAATGCAATCTTAAAACGTGCGGAAGTAATGAATCGTGCTTTAACTTTGAAAGATCCTAACAAGGTTCAACGTACTGTTTACAGCCTTGACGATGTAACTATTCGAGTTGTTCCATCTGATTTAATGCAAACGGCTTACGACTTCTCCGATGGTTCTAAGACGATTGATAGTGCCAAGCAGATTGAAATGTTCTTGATTTACAATGGGGTTCAAATTGCGCCTGAAAAATATTCATTTGTAGGTTTTGACCAACCATCAGCTGCAACATCTGGTAATTATTTGTACTACGAACAATCTTACGACGATGTTTTACTATTGAAGACTAAGACTAAGGGAATTCAATTTGTAGTAAGCAATAAGCCTCAACAGAGTCAAGACACAAAACCAACTGCTGCAAGTAGTTTAGAAGAAATCAAGGCCTACTTAGATAAGAATCACATTGATTACACTGGTAAGACCAAGAAAGACGAATTATTAGCTTTAGTGAAGTAGGTGGTTAGATGGATAAATACCCACGATTTGAAGAGGTCAAAAAACATTTAGCTGATTTTCTGCCTAATACTGATAATGCACCTAACTATGACAGCGTATTGGAATTTACACTAGAAAAAGTTATTTCTGATGTTTCAATTTACACAAATATTCCAATTTTAGAGCTACCAGAAGAGCTTGAACCAACTATTTTAGGCTTAGCAGTACAAACTATTGACACTCATCAATGGCTAGTACCAAAAGATCAACAAGTAGA